CTCCCGTTAACTTTCACATATCAACCAAAAGCGGACCAAATGGTCCGGCTGCAATTAGCCAATCACATGATCTATGTGCTACATTACAGTATATAGGTTATGATACCTATATAAGGTATTGTAGACTAGTATACGGTGAAAACTCAGAAATTGAAGAGTGTTTTACGCTCTTCAGTGCTGAATTGCTAAAGGTCGGTGTTACTCTTAAGTTTAAGAACGACACTATCTTTACGTCCAAGCTAACCGCTATATCTGCTCCAGCCGGTAAGACACGAATAGTGTTCTCACTGGACTACTGGGCCCAACAGCTACTTCTTCCATTACATGAATCATTAATGAAAATGTTCAAGTATATGAGAGGAGATGCTACTTGGGATCAGGAGAAGCAGGTACGCAGAATCTGTAAATGGACTGAGCGAGGTATGAAACTTTATAGTTTCGACCTTACCGCAGCCACTGACAGATGGCCAGCTTGGCACCAGAAATTAGTAGTGGATCGTGTATTTAACAAAGGGATTGGAGAGATGTGGTTTAGGTTAATGACTACGACAACTCCATATGCTACTGAGCTTAAACGATATATACGTTACGCGATAGGGCAGCCCATGGGAGCTTATAGCTCCTGGGCTGTCTTAAACATGACGCATCACTATGTGATACGTCTCTGTGCAAAACGTATAGGCGTTAAGGCCCTTTATTCCGTTCTCGGTGATGACGTTGTCATCGTCGGGAAAGAATTGGCAGACGAGTATAGAAGTTATATAACCCGCCTCGGTGTCAAATTGAATCTAAACAAATCGATACTAAATACGGATTTCGGTCCGTGTTCAGCTGAGTTTGCCAGACATATTGTCCGAGATGGCCACATCGTCGGCACTTTCTCACCTTCCCTCGTTAGAAATATATACTCATATACAGATGTATATGCAAGTATAGATCTTTTACGAGAGGTTCAGTCCAAACTTGGACAGGTGATTCATGTGTACGAGAATACAACCCTCCTCCCAATTCCTATCGTTAGGCTCCTCAAAACTTTTAGTTTTAAGGATGACCTATTGGCGATTGTCACTGTACCACTTACCGCTCTCAAACTCCCTAGGGTTTACCACCCTGAGAAGTTTGAAGGAGACCCAATGGTTGGCTATGACAAATTTGCCAACCCTTGGTATGAATGCGACATTAACTCAGTTAATGCCGAATTCGGTAATAAATGGATGAGAGAGGCTAGTTTAAGAATGAATAAACTGGAAAGTTTACTCGATAAACTAGGTGACGGCGGGAGCACCGTCTACAGAGGAAGATTATTAGAAATATCGTCTCATCCACTTCGCTATTCCCTTAAACCGTTAAAGGAAGAATTAATGAATCAATTTTGGCGAGTAATGAGAGGTGAGGAGGTTCCAATCTTCTCATCTCAATTACAAACCGATATTGATCTATTAATTTTCACATTAACAGAAGGTAAGTCCTTCAGGACATGGAGGAATAGTAAGACATCAAAGAGAAAGCATGCCTGCATGCTCATCAAGAAAGTTCTTAAGGAGTCACACAGGGTAGCAGCTGCTATGAAGGAGCTTCCTACGACATCAATGTCTTGGGAGGACTACGCAAAGCAATTCGAGTAGATTTCTAGCGCCCACGGGGATGGGCTTGTCTCTCTGCATCCGCCAGATTCCAACCTGGC